ATCAACCATTGGCACCAGCGCCACTACGTACACAATTACAGCAGCTAGCCAAGCTTCTTCTACGGCTGTGGGCGGGGGCGCTTCTGTCCTAGCGGCATATCAAGTTAATCCCGGCCCTGCGTATGCGTTGCCTTTAGTGGGTTGGGGCGCTGGTGCTTGGGGGTCTGGTGCTTGGGGTATTGGCTCCACATCTACAGACGCTTTACGTATCTGGAACCAGAACAACTTCGGTCAGGATTTGATTTTTGGCCCACGTGGTGGCGGGCTGTACTACTGGGATGCGGCATCAGGCTTAACTACACGTGGTGTGCTACTGTCTTCTTTGCCCGGCGCGTCTGGCGTGCCACTTTATCAAAACTACATGCTGATCTCAGATGCCAGCCGCTTTGTGCTTGCTTTTGGTACTAATGAACTAGGTGACACAATCCTTGACCCCATGCTTATTCGCTGGTCTGACCAAGAGGATGCCGTGCAGTGGACACCATCAATTACCAACCAAGCAGGTAGTATACGTCTCTCGCATGGATCAAGAATTGTGACCGCTATGCAGTCACGCCAAGAAATTGTTGTTTGGACAGACGCTTCAGTGTACTCACTTCAGTACCTCGGCCCCCCGTATGTGTGGAGCTCTCAACTCCTTGCAGACAATATCTCAATCGTAGGCCCTAACGCTACGGCGCTTGCTTCTGGTGTAGTTTACTGGATGGGCGTAGACAAGTTTTACAAATACGATGGCCGTACACAAACCCTGCGCTGTGACTTGCGGGAATACATTTTTAGTGATATCAACCAAGCCCAGTACGAGCAAGTGTTTGCCAGTACCAATGAAGGCTTTAACGAGGTCTGGTGGTTCTATTGTTCAGCAAACTCTAATGCAATTGACAAGTACGTGGTGTATAACTACCAAGAAGATGTTTGGTACTACGGCACTATGGCACGCACAGCGTGGCTTGACTCTGGCCTGCGCAACTACCCAATTGCGGCTACATACAACTACAACATTGTGAACCATGAACAAGGTGTGGATGACAATATAACCGGCACAGAACTGCCTATTGAAGCGTACATTACGTCTTCTGAGTTTGACATTGGTGATGGCCATAACTTTGGTTTTGTGTGGCGCATACTGCCTGACTTAACTTTCCGGGGCTCTACTACAACCAACCCACAGGCAACGATGTACTTGATGCCTTTGCAAAACTCAGGTTCTGGATATAATGACCCCGCCTCTGTTGGCGGTAGTGATAATGGTGTTGTGACGCGCACTGCGGTTATTCCAGTTGAGCAGTTCACAGGGCAGATCAATACACGCGTGCGTGGGCGCCAGATGGCGTTCAAAATTGATTCCGATGCGCTTGGCGTGACGTGGCAACTAGGCGCTCCTCGTATGGATATCCGGCCTGATGGCCGAAGGGGTGGTTAATGGCACAAGCAAACGTCGTAGCACCGCGTCTACCCAACCCGCAACAAGAATACACACAGGCCTATATGGAGCAGCTCCTGCGGGTGCTACGTTTGTATTTCAATCAACTAGATAATCCGGGCCCAATTTCTGCCGCAACACAACGTAATGGCACTAAAATATCAGCAGGTTTGAGTTTTTCTCAACCAAGCCCAACCACACCCGGCCTGTTTGTTATAAGTTTGCCGACGCAAGCTGACTACGCTAACCTTCGAGCGGGGGATGTTTACTATGACACTACTGCCGGAAACGTACTGAAAGTAAAGGTTTAACATGAGCCTACAAGCCCTTGCAACTAATATGGCCTCCCAAGGCCGCGGCCCAGACTCAATGCTGGTGCACATGGCCCCTCGTGAGGTTGCTGGTCTGCAGTCTTTGGCTATGGCGCATGGTGGCTCTTTGACAATTAACCCTACTACTGGTTTACCCGAAGCCGGCTTTTTGTCTAACTTGTTGCCCACTTTGATTGGTGCAGGTTTGTCTATTGCTTCTGGCGGTGCGCTGACTCCCTTGATGGCCGCAGGTATTACCGGGGCCGGATATGGTATCGCTAGTGGAAGTCTATCTAAGGGGTTGATGGCGGGTCTTGGCGCTTATGGTGGCGCGGGTCTAGGTTCAGGTCTTTCTGCCGCTGGCGCAGCCCAAGCATCTGTCCCCGGAGCCGCCCCTGTAGCCGCTGAAGCTACGTCTGCGTTTGCAACAGACCCGGCAGCATATACAAGATTTGAGGCCACTCCTACAAACCTTAGCGCTTTTGGTGGAACGCCAGCGGTTGCTGAACAAGTGGCTAATCCTTGGCAGTTAACAGATTTACCTACTCCCGAAGCCGCAGCCCCTGCGCCTACTACTCCGCTTGCTGCGGCAACCCCTGCTCCAGCACCTACATACTCACCTGCATACGGCACTGAAACAGCCAAAAACGCATTTCAGAGTCAAGCAGCCGATGCAACAATGACAGACAACTTTAAGCAAGCCGGAAGAGGTTTGACAAGTTTGTTTGACAGCGAAGCAGGACGCAATGCGTTCCTTGGCCAAGCTGGTAAAGAGGGCGTTGAGGCCACCGGTGTTGGAGGTCTGGGTGGTCTGGCTAAATACGGAGCTGCTGCAATGGCAGGGCCTTTGCTTACACCACCTGCAGGCACGCCGTACAAGCCTGACACAGAACAACACAGGTATTCTTACGACCCCAACCGTAATCCTGACCCACAAGGAAGTTATACAGGCGCACCTACAGGTGAACGTCAATGGTTTGCACCTAAATATACCCGTTTGTACGCTGATGGTGGTCAAACACAGTCATCGGATGATGCACAAAAATACTTAATGAATACAGATCAAGCAGGTAAAACCAACGACCTTGCAGGCGCATCTCGCCAAGCATATGATTATTTGATGGGCAACGGCCCCGGTTACCGCCCACCTGTGTTTACTAAATCGTCTTTACCAGCGGCTTATAATCCCGGTCAAGACGTTGAAGGTGGTATTACTAACTTGCTTGTTCCAGAGCCCACCACTAGTATTCCAGTAATTGATACTGAGCCCAAATACACGGCTGACCCTTACATCTTCCAGCCAGAGCCGGATCCGTATGAGGCTGAGATTGATACCGACCCTGAGCCTGAGCCTGAGCCTGAGCCTGTGGATACGTATGTAGATGACCCGTCAATTACTGCAAGAGATGCATACGTTCCCCCGATGGATACGTATGAAGATGATTCGTACATTACTGCAAGGGACGCTTACGTTCCCCCAATGGATGTATACCAGCCGCAAATGGATGATTCGTACATTACTGCAAGGGACGCTTACGTTCCCCCAATGGATGCCTATACTCCTCCAGAAACCAACCAGTATACAGACGCAAGGGATGCTGCCGCGCCTCCAATGGACATATATCAGCCCGCGGTACAGGAAACGCCTGACGCCACACTTGCAGAAAGCGCTAACGCCACAGACATTGATAATGCCACAATAGCCGTGGATAACCAGCCTACAGTACAAGAAACCACTGATGGCGGCGCTGTTGTAACTACAAGAGAATCGCCAGTACAAGAAACCACTGATGGTGGTGTAACAGTCACTATGCCAGACTATATTGCACCAGACGATACTGTGATTCAGCAACAACCAGCAGTACAAGATAATATTGATGGTAGCGCAACGGTCACACTTCCTGCGGACAACATCAGTAATCAAGAAAACACGCAAACCGCAATCAATCCCGATAATGAAAACTTTGTTGAAGTTGGCGATGCTGGTGGCGACTATGGTGATTTTGGTGGCGGTGGTGGGGGCGTTACAAATGTCGGTATGGGGGGCGGTGAGTTTGGCGGCGGCAACTACATGGATATGTTTGACGACCAAGCGTTTGCTCACGGCGGGATGTTACCCCAGTACGCCACTGGCGGTATTAGCAATCTAGGCAGCTACTCTGATGGTGGCCGTTTGCTCAAAGGCCCCGGTGATGGCGTGTCTGACAGCATCCCCGCTATGATTGGTAAAAAACAACCCGCACGCCTTGCCGATGGTGAATTTGTAATTCCTGCACGGATTGTGTCTGAGTTAGGTAATGGATCAACCGATGCAGGCGCGCGTAAGCTGTATCAAATGATGGACAGAATTCAAGCGGCACGTAAGAAAACCACAGGTAAAAACCGTGTTGCAGTTAACAGCCGCACTGATAAAATGATGCCCGTATGACATACGAGTTTAGTGTTGAGAAATTTACCGATACGTACAGGGAGTTAGAACCCCTGTATCGGCAACACTACGCCGAAATGCAAGAGCGTTTAAAAGGTGACGGCGTGGAGCTTTCTCCGTACAATCCACGTTTACACGAGTACGGTGAGGCTTGTGAGCGCGGGGATCTGCTGACTTTTGTGCTACGAATTGATGGTGAAGCGTGTGGCTATAGTAACGTGTACCTTACACGAGACATGCACAACCAAGATTTAATTGCGCAAGAAGACACAATTTTTGTAACTAAAGACCACCGTAACGGTGTTGGCAAGAAGCTTGTAAATTACGCCCTTGATGACTTGCGCAAACGTAAAGTTAAACGTGTGCTTGTTTCTGCCATGACTGATTTACGAGTTGCCAAACTTTGGAGCCGCATGGGTTTTAAGGAAGTTGCTACTCAAATGATTTACACCTTTTAAGGTACAGATATGTGCTCATCATCACAACCATCATCCGCAACCTCAACCCAAGTATCTGACGTACCAGATTGGGCAAAACCGTATGCCAAAGAAGTACTGGGACAGGGCGCTGCATTAGCACAGTCGCCATATCAGACGTTCCAGCAAGATCGTCAAGCGCAGTTCATGCCCCTGCAAAAGAAAGCGTTTGAATCTGCTAACAACCTTGGCTATGACCCCTCTTCCGTTGCCTCTGCACAAGGTTTGCAGTCTTTGGCTCAAAGAGCCGGTAACTATGGCTACAACGCACAACAGTTTGCCAACCCATACTCAGGCCAGAGCGCGTATACCCCCGGTCAGTTTAGCGCTCAGCAAGTGTACGCCCCGCAGACGCAGAACTACCAAATGCAAGGCCCCCAAGATGTACAGGGTCAGCAAGCTAATGCCGCACAATTGGGTGCGGCACCCATGGTCACTGCGCAAAACGCTACAGCCCAAAACATGCAAGCGGCTCAGATGGGTAACGCCCCCCAAGCACAAGCCGCCATGGGAACAGCCGCACAGGCAGGCGCCGCTCCTATGGTCAGTGCCGCGCAGTTTGGAGGCCCTGCCGCACTACAA